GATGGTGATGCAACAGAAGGCCCAGAGTCGCGCTTCTGTGGCTAAATTCCCGGGGATCGTGATGCCCGCCAACATGCCGGGGGTTGGATGGGTAAGCCCATCTGCACAATCGAGGTAATGAATTGGGAGCTTGGCATGGAGCGTTCCGAGTTAATTGAGGCTTTGGGGCAATGCTTCGCAAAACTAGCCGAGTTCCAAAGCAGCGAAGCTATGATGGTGATGGCTTTGGGGCGAGTTGAACTAATAAAGCGCGGGGAGAAATAATGTTCGCCCTCGCCGCCGACCTGTTCCGCGCCCGCGACTTCGTGGTCGCGCGCCGCGTCCTCGAGGACATGCTGGCCGCCGACCCGACCGACGCGCTGGCCCACCTCAACGCCGGCCGGGCCTGCATGGAGACCGGCGACTACGCGGCGGTGGTCGGGCACTTCCGCGCCGTCGGCACCCAGGATCGCAGCGCGCTGACGAAGCTCGGCTCGGCGGCGCTGCTGGATCAGGACCACGAAACCGCCGAACAGGCCCTCACGGCGGCGCTCGCACTCTACCCCGACGACGCCGAGACGCAGCACGTCTACGCGGCCCTGATGGCGACCTATCTGCGCGACGACGAGGCGCTGGTCCATTACCGGGATGCCCAGAAGTTGCGGCCGGGCTGGGCCGAACCCCAGGTCGGCGAGGCGTTCTGCCTGCTGCGGCGGGGGCACTACCGGGAAGGTTGGGCCAAATTCGAGGCCCGCCACGGACTGAACGGCGGGACGATGAACTATCACGGCCTGCCGCAATGGGATGGGCGGCGCCGTGGCACCGTCATCCTGCGGTCGGAGATGGGTTTTGGTGACAGCCTCCAATTTTTTAGATACATCCCGATGGTCGCCGAGCGGGTTTTCGAGGTCGTGGTCGAAACCCATCCCTTCCTGCGCCGTTTCGTCGAGGGCATCCCCGGCGTTTCCTGCGTCATCGACACGGGCGCCGAGCCGCCGCACGCCGACGCCCAGATCAGCCTGATGTCGCTGCCCCACGTGTTCGACACCACGGTCGAGACCATCCCGCCGCCGGTCTGCCCCTCGCTGCCGCCTCGCCGCTCCCATCGCGGCTTCCGGGTCGGGTTGTGCTGGCAGGGTGGCGCGAGGATCAACGAACCCGCCGCGCACGCCACCGACAAGCGGCGGTCGATTTCGTTCCATACCCTCGGTCCGATCCTGAATGTGTCCGGCGTCAAGTGGGTGTCGCTGCAAAAGGACGGCAACCTGCTGCCCGGTCCCATCGACGGCTGCCGCGACTTCTATGACACGGCGGCCCTGACCCAGACCTGCGACGCCGTGGTGACGGTCGATAGCGCGATGGTTCATCTGGCCGGGACCGTCGGGGTGCCGACGTTGCTGATGCACAGGTTCGATACGTGCTGGAGGTGGTTTGCAGAACGGGAAGACTCGCCATGGTATCCGTCCGTCCGCGTCTTCCGTCAGGACCGGCTCGGCGAGTGGGGGCCGGTGATTGAGCGTGTGGCAGAGGCGGTGAGGGAGATGGCCCATGGCTAAGGCCGCCCGCTGGCTCCCCCTGTTCCAGCGCTTCATCAAACACCTCCGGATCACCAGCAAGCACATCTCCGGCGGCGTCGATGAAGGTGGCGCGAAACTGGAACTCTGGACCAGCCAGCGCCGCGTGCTGGAGTTGGTGGCCGCCGGACTGGAGAAGGGCGTTCACTTCTTCGTGATCCTGAAAGGCCGACAACAGGGCATCACGACGCTTTGCCTCGCCATCGACGTGTTCTGGATGGCCCTGCATCCCAACATCATCGGCTGCGTGGTGCTGGACAACGACGCCAACGTGCAGGTCGTCCGCGCCACGTTGCGCCAGTACGTCCGATCCATGGGGCCATACATCGGCAAATCCTTCCGGATCATCGACGACAACCGGAACTTCATGACCTTCAGCCGACCCGAAGACCCGGCACAGCGGGGCGCAAGGCTGGATTTCCTCGTTGCCGGCAAGACCAAGACGACGTGGGGCGAGTCGCGGGCATACGGGCACGCGCATCTTTCCGAAGTGAGCAAGTATGGTCAGGCGTCCGGCCTTGCCTCGTTTCTGGAAGGACTATCGGAAGAAAACCCCGACCGGCTTTACTTCGTGGAATCGACGGCGTTCGGCAATAACCACTTCCGAGACTTCTGGGAGAAGGCCAAGCAAGACCCCTACACCAAGATGTGCATGTTTCTGGGCTGGTGGTCGAACGACCTGAACCGGATCAAGCGCACCGACATCCGCTTCGGCGTCTTCGGCACCGCCGACCCGACGCCGGAGGAAAACGACATGATCTCGGCGGTTCGGCAGCGCTACGACCACGAGATCACCGCCGAGCAACTGGCGTGGTATCGCTGGCGGAAGTCCACCAACTCGGCATCCGAGGGCGACTTCGACCAGAACCAACCCAGCACCGAGGACGAAGCCTTCGTCCAGACCGGCATCAGCTTCTTCCAGGCCCGCCGGGTCGGGCAGGCCATCGACGACATCGACAACGCCCCGGAGGCCACGGCCGAGTTCGGCGGCTACGCCTACTACGGCTACCGGATCAACCCCGGCGCCGAGTTCCACGGCACCGTCATGGAGAAGATCGAGGACGCCCGCCGGCTCAAGGACGTGACGCTGCGGGTCTGGCAGCCGCCGGTCGATACCGGCGTCTATGCCATCGGCTGCGATCCCGCGTATGGCCGGACCGAGTGGGGCGACCGCACGGCGATCCAGGTGTTCCGCTGCTTCGCCGACAAGCTGATCCAGGTCGCCGAGTTCGCTGATGCCGATGTCGAGACCCGGCAGGCAACATGGGTGCTGGCCTATCTGGCGGGCTGCTACAAGAACAGCATGATAAACATTGACCTCCAGGGCGGCCCCGGCAAGCTCCTGATGGCGGAACTCGACCGGCTGCGCGGCACCGTCCGGCAGGACTTGACGGAGCCGAAGAACCGCGCCGCCGGCATCGACCCCGACACCTTCCTGACCAACGCGACCTGGCACATGTACCGCCGCGTCGATACGCCGGGGCCGGGCTTTGCCTGGAACACCATGACGACGCAGAGCGTGAAGTTCCAGATGATGAACATGCTCCGCGACTCGTGGACCTCCGGCGAGATCGTCATCCGCTCCAAGCCGATGCTGCTCGAGATGCTGACGATGACCCAGGACGGCCCCGACATCGGGGCGTCGGCCAACGGACGCGAGAAAGATGACCGGACGTTCGCCGCCGGACTGGCAAATATGTCGTGGACGGAGCATATACGACCGGGAATGATCGCCCGAGGCGAGACCTACGAGGTCGAAATGCAGGCCGAGATGAGCGGCGGCAAGGACACGGCGACCTTCTTCAACCAGATCGTGCGGGACTTCATGGCCCGCGCCGAAGCCGCGCTCGACGAACCGCCGCCGCCGTCGGCCGATGAGATGAGGGGGCTGCGGTGATGCTCCCCAACCTCCGCGCCCAAGGCATCCCGCCGCACCCAAGGCCGCCCGATCCCGCGACGCCGCCCCCCGAACCGTTCATCGTCCCCGGTCCAGACGGGGAAAAGTTGGTGGAGAAGCCCCATGCCCCGCCCGCGCCGTGAACTCCCCTTCCAAGGCCCAGGACTGGATGAACGGGAGGAGGCGCCCGAGGCCGAGCTGGCGGCAGCATCCGAGCCGGACGACGCCCCGGAACCCGAGCCGCCCGAGGAGTTCTCGCCCGAGACGTTCCTGCTGATCTGCGACGCGCCGCGCGACGGCACGGTGTTGCAGGTCAAGACCGATCCCGATGATCCCGATGACCGCGCCATATTCGCGATCTGGCGATCCACAACGATGTTCGACCGGGAAATGCGGCGCTGGAAGCGCGTCGGCTACTGGGCGGACCCGATCACCAAGCGCCAGCTCGACGGCGAGCCGATCGTGTTCCGGCTCGCGTCGGTGGCGCCGATTCAGGGGGTGATGGTGGGATGAAACTCGGCCACGACCCCAAAACCCAGCGCGCCCTGCTCGATCTCATGGCCGAGGTGCTGGTCGATCTCGCCAAGGTGAAGGCTCAGACCGCCGTTCCGCAACCCGAAACCGGCAATCCGATGACCGGCCGAGAGGCCGCCGGCCAGTTGCAGAAGCGGCTGGACGAATGGCGGAAGGCGCAAACATGAGCGAAATGGTGGAGCGGGTGAAGGCCGCGATTATAGAAGAACTTGATCGGCAGAAAATTGCCGCTGAATCGTGGGGTAATAGTTTTACTGGCTTGAATCCTCCTGTCGATTGGGGTGTCGTAAGTTGTGCCGCCATCGCTGTTGTACAAAAAGAACTCAATGAGATTCTGGTTGGTCGGGTTGCGGTCCGCAAGGCTTTGGAGCCTGACGATCCTTCCGCTTCGATCAGATTGCGCGGGGCGAAGCTGGCTACGGCAGAAGCCGAGGAGTGTCTGCGATTGGTTAATGAGGCGCTCGAATGACCACCTTCATCCACACCTTCCGCTGCCGGGCCTGCGGCGAGCGTTTCGAGTTGAAGCGGCACAGCGAGGCGGTTCCGAAGCATCCGCGCTGCCCGAGGAAGGCGTGCCAAAGCGCCAAGGTCCGCGAGTCGTTCATGCCCGATCAGGGTCTCGACGTAGCGGCCGGCAAGGCGCCGACCATTGGCGGCTCGGTCAATGTCCGCGCCCTCGATATGTCGCTCAAGATCGCCGCCGAGGACGCCGGCCTGACCGACCTCAACACCTCCGCCCGCTACGGCGAGTCGATGGCCCCGAAGCTGCCGCCCCGCCTTCAGGCCCAGGCCGACGGCTTCTTCGGCGGCGGCAGGATCGCCACGCCGGGCAAGCGCCGGGTTCAGGTCGATCTTCGCGGCGCGCTCGGTGCCCTGGCCCAAGGTCCGCAAGTCCAGCCCGCCGCCGGGGGTGGGGCGGTGGACATCGGCTCATTCCTGCCGAAAGGGCGGCAGGGTTCTTCCGCCGTGCCTAGCCACAAGGTCATCGCGGGATGAAGTTCCTGCACACTCGCCGAACCAACGACTTCCTCGACATCATCATGAAAGGGATCACTACCATGTCCGCTACGCTCTCCGCCCAGATCGACGCTGCCACCGCTGCCATTCAGGCCGACCTCACCGCGCTGACAACCGGCGTTGCCGCCGTATCCACCGAGGTCGCCACCCTGATGGGTCAGGTGGCGACCTTGCAGGCCCAGCTTTCCGCCGGCTCGACGGTCACGCAGGCCCAGGTGACGACGCTGCAAACCGTCGGCGCCGGCTTGGCCACGCAGATAGCCGCCCTGAACGCCATCGCGAATCCGCCCGTGCCGGCCCCGGCCCCGACTCCAGAGCCGGCCCCGGAACCCACTCCAACCCCCGAACCCGCGCCGGAACCGCCCGCCGCCGCCTGATTTTGGCCGATCTGGAACCTTCAGGACCGAAACATCTCCAATAACTTACGGTCCGATCTTGATTTGACGCCTTAACTGGCTTACAACGCCGCGCATGAAAATACCCTCGCGCGGCGTTGAAGGCTGGGCGAACGAGATCATCGACTCCTGCACGACCTCGCGGATGGAGCGGGTCGAGCGCGGAATCGGGTATCGGAACCTGTACTACTCGGGCTCCGAGGACGGCGATCCCCAGACCTTCCGGCGGATGAAGTCGTACATCGACGGCATCACGGCGATCCTCTACAGCCCGGCCGAACTGACCTTCAAGGTGGACTACCACGGCCAGGTCAGCCCAGTGGAGCGCGCCAAGGGGGCAGCGGCCAGCGCCCATCTGAACCAGCGCATCCGGCTTGGCGATGTCGATACCGCGATGTCGGACGCCACCCAATGGGCCTGCATCAAGGGCAAGTCCCTCATCAAGCTGCTGTGGAGCCGTGACGGCTTCGACCCCTACCTGATCCAACCCGAGTGCTTTGGCGTCTTGCGGGAGGACATTCCCGACCTCAAGCGTCAGGAAGCCTTCACCCACACCACCTACCTGACTCGCACCCGGTTCGCCCAGATGGTGCTGGAGTTCCCCAAGGACGAGCAGGCCGCCATCCTGAAGAAAGTCGGCAGCCGCATCCGGGCCAACCGTCGCGCCGACACGCCGGGCGAGAACGCCGTCCTGAAACAGATCATCGTCGGCGGCTGGCAACCCCTCTCGGCCGCCGCCAACTCGACGGTCGGGCAGGGCCAGAACACCGTCGCCAACCCGTGGGGGCCGACCCCGACGCTGGCCGCCCGCGTCATCGAAGACCTGCTGGAACTGAACGAAACCTGGGTCTGGGATACCGAGCGCGATGACTGGACGACGCTCACGCTGGTCGAGGGCGCGCTGATCTACGGCAAGGACCAGCGCCGCAACGCCTTCGCGGACGAGTTCGATCCCAAGGACGCCAAGCTGAAGCGCCCCGAGAACCCCGAGAACCCGCTGGCCGGGAAAAACCCCTTCATCGAGTTCTGCTACAACCGGGTGGACAACTACTTCTGGGGCTCATCGGCCGTCGAGGAAACGGCGATGATCCAGCGCAGCCTCAACGCCCGAGTCGATGGCATCAACCGGATGCTCCGCAAGGAGGAAGACCCGCCACGCCTCCTGACCGGCAGCCAGTCGGTCAACCAGAACGCCTATGCCCGCCTGAACAAGCCCGGCGGCTACCTGTCCGACGCCAACCCGAACGCCAAGATGCAGAGCCTGGCCGAGAAAATCCCCGCCGATCTGTGGGAAAGCTTCCACGAACTCAACGGCATGTTCGACATCGTGGGCGGCAACCCCCCGGTCACCAAGGGCGAGGGCGAGTCGGGTGTCCGCGCCCAAGGCCACGCCGAGACGTTGCTGCGCGTCGGTTCCGCCCGCCAGCGCGACGACGCGCTGCTGATCGAACGCTCGGTCGCCGAGGTCGGCGGCCTGGCGCTCGACATCCTGAAGGCGAAATCGGCCGAAACCATCGTCGGCTGGGTCAAGCCCGGCGAGGGTGACGACAGCCTCGAGGTGTCGGCGCTGCCGGAGATTCCCTTCCTGGAACCCCCGGTCAAGGGCATGAAGCAGGTTGTCTTCCAGTTCCACCACCTGTCCGAACAGGCCAAGGTGACGGTGGACGCCCACACCAGCAGCCCGGCATTCAGCCAGGCCGAGCGCCAGCTTGCCTTCGCGCTCGCCAAGGCCGGCGCCATGAACGCGACCCGGCTCATCGAAGCCACCCACCCGGCCGACGAAACCGCCCTGGTCGAGGACGCCGAGCGCAAGGAAATCGCCCAGGCCAAGCTGATTGCCGAGCACCGCCAGCTGGCGTTCCAGCACAAAAAGAAGACGTAAGGCTCGGATTTTGAACGATTTTCAAAATCAGGTTGACGCGACCTAAGATTTCACTTTAAGTATGACCCGCAACCCGTTGATGGTTGTAACCGCCGACCGAATCGTTGATGTCTCCGTTCGGCAACATGGAGGACTCCGATGGCTAAGCGCCGGACTCATCGCGGCAAGCGCAAGTAAGCCGTAGCGGCGCCCGTTGGCGTTCGCGGCGGGCGTCGCGCTCGGCTTTGGGCTACGCCAAAGAAGGACCACTATGGCCTTAGACCCGTCGATGCTTGGCCGACCCCCGGCGCCGCCCGCAGGCCCCGGTGGGATGCCGCAGCCTCCGCAGGCCCCTCCCGCCGGCATGGGCGGGATGACGATGCCGCAGCCCAATCCGGGCAATCAGGCCGCCGCCATGCAGAAGGTGAAGGTGGCCGTGCAGGCGCTTCAGGAAGCGCTGCCCTCCATCCCGCTCGGCACTCCGACGCACGAGGCGGTGATGAACTCAGTCAAATCCCTGGGCAAGCTGTTCGAGAAAGACGCCGAAAGCCCGGCGCTCTCGATGCAGTCGCTTGTTCAGATGGCTCGCGCGGCGGGCCAGAACAACCAGATGTCGGCGCTGTCGCGGATGCAACCGCAGCCGCCGAACACCCCGCCAGCAATGGCGCCTCAGTAAAGGAGATACGTCATGGCGACCGACAGTGGGTTCCCGAAACCGTACATCGACTCGGTGAAAGAGTCCGGCGAGGACGCCTTC